CCGACCACGTTTTTGGCTGGTGCATATGGCGGCATTTTTCTAGCAGAAGAACTCGAAGGAGGGGACGAGTTCCTTGGAGTCACTGGCACACCGTTACTTCCGTTTTCACTTCCAGCAACGCTAAGCGCAGCTTCATACGTTATTATTCCAGTGGCTGCCAGCATACGCTCTCGCGAATACACGTTTGACAACCAAGCCACAAAACGCTTTAGCCGGGCAGAGTTTAACTTTAGCAACACTGCCGGAGATGACGTTTCCATCTACGCTACAGTGCACGATCCAGATGCCACAGAAGAAGTGCTTAGGTATGTTTTTACCGGGTCTTCACAGACTGATGGCACCATTCGCCCGCGGATTGGCTCAAAAGGAGTGGCAATTGACACGGAGGTAGTGTTTAACAAGGGAAGGCCAGCGCTAAAAAGCACTAGCGTCTATGCTATCAACTCCAGCAGAGGCATGATCACCGAAGAATAATATGGCAGACATTCAAGCAGGAACAATATACGCAGATGGCGGGCAGGTAAACGCCACCAATCTTAACGCACACGTTAATAACGCGGTGCTTGTACCTGGAGTTATTAGCGATAAGCCCACGGCTCTTTCGCTTACTGGTGCCGACACTACGTTGATTCTTCAGGGGGGGCTACTCAAGAAGGGCACCATCTCTCAGATGCAGGCTGCAATCGCGCCAGATCTGGCTTCATACGTCAACAGAAACGGGTCCGTTTCCATGACTGGCGAGTTGACTCTGTCTAGCAGCTCACCAACTGGGACTCTATCTGCCATTCCGAAGACTTATGTGGACACGGGGCTAGCAACCAAGCAAGCATCTCTGGGCTTTACGCCACTCAACAAAGCTGGCGACACGATGGCTGGCACCTTGACGCTACAAGCAGATCCAGCTAGCGCCTTTCAGGCTGCTACCAAGCAATATGTGGACACCAAGGCCAGTTTAACCGGGGCAACCTTTACAGGGCCTGTAGTGCTGCCAACAGGCGACCCTACACTGGCATTGCAGGCAACTACCAAAGCCTATGTAGATGCTCAGGTTGTGGCGACTAACCCATCGTTGGTGCCAACAGGCGCTATTATGGCATTCTATAGAAGCTCGCCTCCCACAGGATGGTTAGAATGCAATGGGCAAAGCACTGCTGGCTATCCGAGCCTTGTTGCAATTGGAGTTATTGCTACTCCAGATCTGCGTGGCGAGTTTGTCCGCGGTTGGGACAACGGCAAGGGTACTGATCCTGGCCGCTCGCTTGGCTCAACGCAGCTTGATGAGCTTAAGAGTCATACCCATCAGGCCAAGGGAATAAGTAATCTTACTGGAGCAAGCAACGGATTTAATTGGGATGGAGTAAGCAATGATACCAGAACAACGCTTGCCACAGGTGGCTCAGAAACACGTCCACGCAACATTGCGTTGATGTACTGCATTAAGACGTAATGAGCGCCTCAAGGTTTTCTGCGTTTTTGGCGCACTCAATATACTACAAGAACAAATGCAAGTCGCATGATAAGCTAGAAAAGTACTGGAATGGTTGTACGTCAATTTACGTTGATAACGACTATCCAGTATTTCAGTCCGGGTTATTTTCAAATAACTTTGAAGAACATCTTGAAATACTGCATTGCAGGCATTGGCAGGATGGATCAAAAAAGGTGCTCGATGCCGGTTGTGGAATCGGTCATGTTGCAAACTTTTTTGCAAAAAAACATCCAGAAGCATCGTTTACTGGCCTTACGATTTCTTCTGAGCAAGTTAAAATAGCAACGGCAGCCGCGCCAATAAACTGCGCGTTTAAGGTAGGCTCATACGATGAGATGCCGTTTAGCGACAACTCATTTGACTTTATTTACTTCTACCAAAGCATCGGATACAGGCCGCTTGTTGATGTTTTGAGTGAGGCATACAGAGTCTTAAGGCCAGGTGGAAAGTTGTTAATTTCAGACATGTGCGCTGTTGATGATCTAGATCCGCATCAAGCACGGCAAATTAAAGAATTGCAGGATGTCTGGCATTACATGTGCTATCCAACTTGGTATCACTTAAATGCTGCTACAAATGCTGGATTTAAGGTAATTGAGTGCAATCCAAATATGAATGCGATATTGGACTTTGATGCTTGGATTAACCTGGTCAATAGTGGGCTAGGTGAATTCCATGAAAATCAAGTTCCGTTTGCCCCAATTAAAATATCAGAATTCTTGTACGAAAAATAATGGACTATTGCAGTAAGCCAGAGGAAGTAGACAAAAATCCAAACGCACTAAACATCATGTTGTTTATTGCAAATGGAAATGACGATGCCTTTAATTTTATTTGGAGGTGCTGGAACTTCTGCCATGTTATTGATGATCTTGTTGACAGAGATCAGCCGGTCCTTCTTGATGAAGTTTCCAGAGAACTATTTTTGTTTATTGAAACAATTTGCTGTAATCCATTTTTCCAACAACACAAGGCAAGTCTGCTTCCTTTAATCCTGAATGCTTGTCATGGGTGGGTCACTGGAGAAGAAGCAGCAGCACAGGGCAAGGGTTATTCTTCTGCATTGAAGTGTAGTGATTTTGTAATATATTCACATGTAGCTTTTTTAATTGGAGGATGGGCGCACATGCGGGCCATTGATCAAATCAGAAAATACGATAAGGAGTAATTTATGGGCGGATATGGCGGCGGATCAACAACAATTCAAGCACCGGCGGCTCCTAATTATCAGGAGTCGATGCGGGACATTCTTAAGGCCCAGGTGGAGATGGCTCCAGAGGTCTACGCCAGAGAATCTGAATACCAGCCAAAATATGCTGAACTTCAGGCTCAAACTCAGGCTTATTCAAGCCAGCAGGCACTGGAGCAGGCGGCCAAGATGTATCCGCAAGTTGCGGAAGTTGAAGCTAAGTACGGTGCAGCTAACCGTGCGGCAGAGTTAAGACAGCTTCAGACTTCGCTTCCTGAGTATCAGAGAGCATTTTCTTCACTAACGCCCGGCTACCAAGAAGCCCTTAGTTCTGCCGGCCAGTTAGCCCAGCAGGAAATGGCTCGTTCCTTGCAGGCTCCCCAGCTTACTGCTTTTGAGCAGGGAGTTGGCGGGCCTCAAATGGGGTCTGGCTTAGAAAACATCAACCAAGACATCGTCAACCAGTATGTTGGCACGATGCCTGGAATGGGCAATTATGCCAGGCTTTTGTCTCAAACTGCTGAGCAAGAATTAATGGCTGGCCGCGGCTTGACTCCTGAGGAACAGCGCATTGCTGATCAGACTGCCAGGTCCGCATACGCTGCCCGCGGAACTGCACTTGGTGGCGGCGCTATTGGAGCTGAGATTCTTAACCGCTCACAGGTCGCTAACCAGCGCTACCAAGAGCGCCTTACCACTGCCCAACGTGCTGCCGGGCAGATTCAAGCCATCTACCAGCCCGCGCTGGCCGAGGCCACTCAGCGCCAACAAGCTGGTTTGCAGTACGGACTTGGCGCTCAGCAGCAGGCTTTTCAGCAGGCCCTTTCCCGCGGCCAAGCAGAGCAAGGCCGGATGCAGGCTGGCACGGCTATTCAGGTTGGACGCGCTCAGCTTGGCGCTGGTGCGCTTGGACAGCTTCAGGCCGCTCAGGCACCTGTATTGCAGGCGTTTTACAAGCAACCCATCCTTCAAGGAGCAGTTGGTTCTGCTCAGCAAATGGGCTACAACATGGGCCAGGCTGCTGGGCCACAGTTGTTCAACCCGGAAAGTCAGACTGGCATGGGCTCGATCTATGGTGCCTACAACGCGCAGATGAACTTGGCGGGAGCACAGGCTCAGGCTAATGCTGCCAAAGAAGCCGGCAAGTCGAGCATGTTTGGCTCGCTAGGCGGCGGGTTGCTTAGTGCTGGCGGCATGCTTGGCGGCGCAATGATTCTTTAATGACTGCTGAACAAACTATACTTTTGGCTCTTAAACATGCAAAACGCCCAGCCGTTCTTTGGAGTGGCGGGAAGGACGGCACTGTCTTGTTAGATCTCACAAGAAAGATTCGACCAGACATTGAGGTAATTCATTTTAAGTTGCCATTTTTGCCCCAGAAGTACGCCTTCCATCATGTAGCTCAAGAGTCCTATGGGATGACCGTGCATGATTGGGTGCCAGAATCTATTGCTCTAACTCACGGAAATGGACGCATAGATGTTTGTGAAAAGTACTCAATTGGAGATGGAAACATTAGAGTAATGCGCGGAACAGAGCCCATGGAGGCAGGTAAGCCTTGGGTATGTGGCAAGGAGTGGCTAAACCGCCCAAAGGCAAGGGTTATTTCTGACTTTGACGTGTTGCTATGCGGCCACAAAAGCAGTGACGAAGATCCATTGACTGGACAGATCCCGCTAGAAATCCACAAAAAATTGCTAGGCCCATCTACAGAGATGTGGTTTCCGTTGCGTGAGTGGACCGACAAAGATGTTTCGGCCTACATCAAAAACAACAACGTTTTGTTTGATCGCAATAGATACGACGATAATGTGGTCAGCAAACCGGACAAGCACATGAACTCAGACTACGTTCATGCCTGTTTTAACTGCGTAGACAAGCGGCTTGGCAAGTTTGTTGATTGCCCCAAGGATGGCATTCAAGTAGAGAACCTGCATGAGCACGTTCTTCATGAGCAACCAGTCGCAGAGTACTGCAACATCAGATCTGGATTGCAGGACTTGCGGGGCCTGTTGCAGTCACAAGTGGAGCTGGCCGGTGCTCAAGCGTGACCGCTCCGATGCCGTCAACATACCAGCAAATTTAATTCGAGATGACTATCCGTTACTCAAGACCTGCAACAATAGATGTGCTGCTCTGTCTGGAGTTGTTGGCGAGTCAGTTTCATGTACAATTTACGAAAACCGTCCCCAGGCTTGCCGGCAGTTTAAGGCAGGCAGTTTACTCTGTTTAGAAGCTAGACAATCATTTTATGGCAAAACCAATTAATCCGTATCAAGGCCCGGCTCCAGAAGCCATGAAGTACATGGGTGCTGGTATACTTGAGGCTGGCGCAAACATTGGGCGCACCATTCAGGGTGGCTATGAGTCCATGGGCAAAAGCCTTGGCGAAGGAATTAAAAGTGCCGCAAGTTCTGTTGCTGGTGCGTATACACAATATAAAGATTTAAAGTCTCAGGTTGGGGCTTCAGAAAAATCTTACAACACGCTTAAAAGCTTTTTGCCTAAAGAAGTTCAAAGTAAATTTGATACTGAAATTGAATCTTTAAACCAAGATCCAAATGCATCTCTTCAAGACAAAGCGGCTTTTTGGGATCAAGCTAAAGGTTTTATTGGAAGCTCCGTTGGTCAAGCCTTTCAGATGCAGAAACAAAAGGCAGAGCTGGACGCTGCTGCTGTTCGCCAAGCTGCTACTCTTGAAGAAGAAAGAATGGCTCCATTTAGAAAACAAGCTGCAAGTCTTTTGAATAATTCAATGACTGGAACAAACTTTGGTGTTGGACAAGGTCTTATCGTTCCAACCAAACGTCAGCGCACTGACTTTTTTGGAAATCTTCTAGATTAATAACTTATGGAACTTCCAGGCTCTTACGCAAACTTAATGCAGTTTGTGCCCGAAAAGGCACGGCCTATGGTTGAGGCTGGAATGAAAGTCCAAACTGAACGAAGAAACGCAATTGCTGCGCAGT